CTGTACAAATCCCCCAGCCGAAAAAATTCTAATGGCCGGGGGGTGTCTGTTCCTGCTCCAATGCGATTTTCTGCAATACTTTTTTCGGAATTTCGCCGCTGTCTGCCATTTTATGGTGACATTCACAAAGGCTGATTAAGTTACTGTTTTCATCTCGCAGTTCGTAATTGTCTTTCAGCGGTACAATGTGATGAACACTGATACCGTTCGTATTGTATTGACGTGCACCGTATTTATACAATCCACGCACGCATATTTGACACATATTCATATCACGTTCTTTTATCTCGTTGCGTTTGCGTTGCCACGAAATTGTATTTCTGTATCTGTCATATTCATACTTTTTTTTATTCCGGCTCTGCCTACGCTTTGCCTGTGGACATTTGTACATAACGTCGTGAATACGTCCGCAGTACGGACAGCTCTTTCTCATTTCCATTGTCCCCTTTCCAACATATTCCGAACGGTCTTGATTGCATTTACATCAGGTGGAATATGTTTCTTTATGACCTTGACTTTGCCTGTGTCCTTCTTGTTCTTGTCAAGAATTATTTCTTTTTCTTCGACCTCGTAACCAGTAGCACGTTTCAACAGTGCTGACTGTATTTGTTCATTTACATTATTATTCACTTGCAAACACCCCTGTTTTGTAATATAATAATGCAGATAGTTAATGTTCGCGAATATATAAACTATCTGCGTCAGAGGTACTGCTCTGATGTATGACGTGAGGTGTTCCAGCACCTCACGTCTTTTTTATTTGTTAAACCATTGCAGATAAATTTGTTCTGCAATTCGTTTCATCATCAATGGTGGAACAGACATTCCGCATACATACTGTACCGACTGTCCCATAAAATTATAATCCTCGGGAAACGTCTGCATATGTATCATATCCATATCGGATATATAGCACGGTTTGTCGTAGTACACATATGCTCCGCCCGATACCAATGTATTGGCTACACGGTTATTGTGATATATTTGCGTTCCGAAATTACTGTCTTTGCCCGTCAATCGTTCGTTGATACTGCCAATGTTTTTATCTGTTGGCCGTCTGTGTAACCACCGTTTATATAGCAATGATGATTTATTAATCGGTCTGCCGTTGCCGTCACTGATTTCGCCGAACAATATTGGTTTGTCATTAAAATTCAGTGACAGTTTACCAAACTTCAAATCTTTCCGCCGCGAGATAAAGAACACACGTTCTCGTCGTTGCGGTACTCCCATAAATGCAGCGTTTAATAAAAATATCTGCGTATCATAACCGATTGCCGATAATCGTTTTATGATTTCGTTTACATATCCCTTTGCATTTCCCTGTACTATTCCCTTGACGTTTTCGGCAACAATCACTTTCGGTTGTAGCCTTTCGGCCACGTCGATAAATTCAAAAAACAGGTCGTCCAATGTTTGTGCCGACTGACCCTCTCGGAACACTTTTGTTTTGCCCCACGCCTTTTCTCTATCACCTGCGATAGAAAATGTACTGCAAGGCGGTGAACCGTCCAATATATCCAACTGATACAGTTCATCAGAAATATTCGCATATTTTTTGAATTGTCGTATATCCATACGATAGTTGTATTTTGGGTGATGATTTGCAACATACATTTTATTTATTTTTTCGTCAATTTCGCAGTTACCTAACACCGTATATCCGGCTAATTTATATCCCATTGTTGACCCACCGCCGCAGGAAAAACAACTGAACACATTCAATCCATTTTTCTGTACACGGTTTATATCACGTAGTTTCCATTTCCACATATTCATCACCTGTTAAATTTAAACCCGCAACGTGGACAGGTGCACTCAAAATTATCGTCGTTATATTCATCTGCCGACAATTCTTTTGATGTATTGTCTAACACCTCTTGCAGTTCGTCACTTATTTTTTCAAAACCGTATTCAGATAAATCCATATCTAACGCATACAGTTCGTCTTTCAATTTTTCATAGTCCCAGTCTGAAAATTCGTTCGTTTTGTTGTCAACCAATCGGAACGCATTAATCTGTTGTTCTGTCAAATCGTCTGCAACTATACACGGTATTTCTGTTATGCCTAACTTTTCCGCCGCAAGTAACCGTGTGTGTCCTGCGACAATGATGTTATTTTTATCTATGATGATAGGCACTCTGAATCCAAAATCTTTTATACTTTTTACCACTTTATCCACGCCATCAATATTTATGCGTGGATTGTTTTCATATGGTTTAATATCTGAAATATGTTTATCTATAATTTTCATACTATTGACCGCCTTTCGTAATTAATTAGGATTTCCCTCATACGTCTTTATCAATTCTCGCTCTCTCTCGGAGAGTAGGAATATAATTTTTCTTTCCTTTTCCCACATTGCTTGCTCTTTCTGTGCCTGTTTTACTATTACCTGTTCTTTTGCTGTTCTCAATTCTTCCGCCGCAGTGTTAGATATTAGAAAACCGCCGCCGAAGATAGCTTTTTTTATTCTTCGTTGCGAATCCAATGACCGGATAAATTCCCCCTGTCCGTTTTGTATGGCATAATCAACACCATTTCGTGACAATGCGTTTATCATAGTCGCCGTCAATACGTTGTCCGGATATTCATATTTTGGCAAATGTTTTGCGGTACTATTTTCGTAATTTGCAATGTCTAACCGTTTATACAATTCACTACTACTTTCAATTTTGCTACCGGGCAAATTATGTACAAACGACGTGTTGACACCCGCACCGTTGGCATATTTAATCGGATATCCTACGCAAATTGCGTTTGCATATCGACATAGTTGTAATATCGTTAATCCAGGTGCAAACAGAAAAAATTTTATATTTTTCTGTGCATACCATTTCACAATCTCCGCCATTATCGAAAATGGCGGATTATCGACAACAATGCTATCGGGTTTATATGTATAACGCTGATAGTCCCCCCCCCGATAAAATGGACGTACAAATCTATTACGGTCAACATTAAATCGGGTCGCCACATAGTCTGCAACCGTTTCATAAACATTATCGGGTGTAAAACAATCATCTGTTGTTCTTTTCAATTTGAATTTATCTTCAAACTTTTTATATTCGTCCGTATCATCTTCGCCATATACGTTGTTAGCCTGTTTTTTTATATCCTGTAACTTCATTGCACACCTCGGTATATTAATTGATTGGGATTTTCTCGCAATCAAAAACCGCCGTTTACACGCTACGGCGGTTCTCGATTGATAGAAGAAAAAAAGGAGAAAACCCTATTGTGAATTTCTTCACGTTATCATAATACCACAGAATATACTCCGTTTTACTCCGCGTTTTTATTTTTTTGCAAATTTTTTAACGCCGATTTCTGAATTTCGTATATTTTTGTTTTTTCAAAATGCATTTTCTGACAGATTTTATTCTCATTCAGTCCTAATATGTATTTATATCGCAGTACCGCCTGTTCCTGTGGGTCCGACAACTTTGCAATCGCAGTTTCGATTGTTTTCAACTTTTCCGCCGCCGTTGAATATTCTGTTTTGTATTGTTCCTGTAAATCAATCAATTTACAAATCAATTCGGATTTATCGGTTGACTTTCCGCCGCGTGGCATATCATTGACTATCGCCGTCACTTTGTTGATTTTCGACTGCAATTTCTGTATCTGATATTCAATACTCTCCGCATTTCGCATTATTTTTCTGTATTCCTGTAATTCTTTTTGCGTCAATGATATGCCCCCTGTTCCGTAATCGATTGCGATTTTTAGTTTTTGTTTAACAGCCTGTGTTGTCCGTTTTTACTGACTATATACAAATATTCCGGTGTTTCCTTTTCAATTTTCCAATTTTCCGATTTTAAACCGTGTTCGGCAAGAAAAAGTTTTTGCCTGCGGTTCGGATTGATTAATCTTTTCATTGATTTCCTCCGTTTTTTCTTCTGTCATTTTGTTTCATTCTTTGTATTGACTGTTTCCACGAATTTCGTATTATGTTATATTCTCTGTTTGATGTATCAATCGCAACAATAGAATTTTTTAATTTTGTTTTGTTCATACTGACATCTAAAATATCACGACTTCCGGCAAACGTCAGTACATAAACCTGTTTTTTGTACCGACGTGCATAATCGATAATACATTCATTTAACAATGCTTGAAATGTCATTTGTGACGTTATGCGTTTCAAATCACCCGCCTTTAATTTCCGTATGTATGGTTTCATAAATTTTGATTTATATTTTCTCATTTGCTTATTTCTCCCTCGTTTTTTATATCATTTCATTTCCGTACTGTTTTAGCGAACCGTATACCGTTGCTACTGCTATATTTAATTCTTTGCTTATTTCTTTAATCGTGAACCCTTGGTTTTGCAAAAACACAATTCTGTTGTGATATATATACCGTTTATTGTTACTTCGTGACTGTGGTTGCGGTTGTTCACCGTTGCAGGTGTACACCCATTCAGGACGTACACCTTTTTTCAGTGCCTCGGTGACATTGTGCCACGCCTCGCTGATACAGCTCACGGAACACATTTGTATTTTAAACGGTTTACCACTGTTTTCGTCGATTTTTTCGTTCATCATTTTTCCACATACTGAACAATATGTCTTTCTCATTTTTTGTCCTCACTTTCCCGACCTTAACATATAAAACAACAACTGCGACATTGACCTTTGACGGTCCTTTGGGTGTGCCACTGTTGCAATTTTCAACGTCCAATCTACCGTTTTATCATCTATTGGTGTCGGACTTTTAAACTCATCTGTGGGTTCTCTGCTCTCGGGACACGCCACATATACCCCTACGCTCCATGGCACTTCACGCCTAATTTGTTTATATGTTTCCATTGTTGTGACAACATAATTTCTGTCACCACCAAAATTTAAGCCGTTGCCGCTATGGTAATCAGCCTTGCAACTCTTGATTTCGTAAAAAACAAACTCGCCTTTTTCAATTCCACTCGTGCTTTGATTTTTTGGCACGAATTGTATAAAATCAACACGTTTTTTTTCGCCTTTTCCACCACTATAATCAAGTGTAACTTCGGAGGCGTAGTATTTGCCCCTACCCGATAATCTTTCAACGAGTAAATTACTCAAAAACTCGGTTGTTTCTTTTCGGTTCATATTTCTTCCACCTTTCCTTTTAACGTTTCTTTTACCGCCGCAAACAATTTGTCGTATTTCTCCGACCCCTCTACCGCCGCAAGTGCGGTTTTAACCGCTATAAATTTCTTTTTTCCTCTCTTTCAATATATTGTGATTTCTTTACCGTATATTATGATTTCTTTTTCCTTGTCGTCGACTTCTATACTGTCTTTGGTTGCATATGAATAACCTTCATCCGCCAACACTGTATAACTGCCCTTGCCAACTTCAATTAATTCGTTCGCAAATTCTTGTAATTCCTGCACCGTCATATTTCTTCCACCTTTCCTTTTAATGTTTCTTTTACCGCCGCAAACAATTTGTCGTATTTCTCCGACCCCTCAACCGCCGCAAGTGCGGTTTTAACCGCTATAATACTGTTTTGTGCCTGTTCAAAACACATTTGCAGTTTAACCATTTTTTCATTACTGCCGACTTGTGATTCTTTTTGCAGTTTCTCAATAGTTTGTTTTAACTCGGCATTTTCTTTTTCCGCCGCCTGTGGATTGTTTCTGATGATGTCTTTCAACTGCTCACCGACATAATATGGCGGTGTATTTTCTTGCCCTTTCTGTTGCTCCTCTATCTGCTTTATGACTTCGTCTATCATTGTTTTTCCTCTCTTTCTTCTCAATCGATTGGGATTTTTTAATCTGTCAGTTCCATTTGACCGCCCATATCTAAAAATCCGTCTTTCAAATTTCGTTTGAAACCCTCTCTCAGAGTTCCACCGAAATCTGCCAACTGTTGCATATCGAAATACATTGCCATTATTATCCCAACGCATATACCCGATACAACCACATATACATTGGGTTCTAACGGATTATCTCGATAATAATATTCCGGCGCAAATTCATCACGGAAAACGTCTAAATATTTTTCCTGTATTATCATTATTTTTCCGTCTGCCATAACAAACATTTTGTATGTTTGTTTGCCGGAAGTTAACGAATATTTTAACGGCTGTAACTCTTTCAATTCGTCAACATCAATAATCGGTTGTGGTTTTTCTGTGTTATCTGTCAATGTAAAAATATCTTTGACCTCATTGTCACCGCCTATTGCGGTAAAATAATCATCAACCGTCCATTTCGGACAAATTCCTTGCACCATAACCGCTACGTGACCCTCGGATAGAAATTTATATCCGCCGTATGACAGTAGTATTATTTGACGGTTTTTCTTGCATAATTTCAGTATGTATTCTAAATTCATTCTGTCGCCCCCTGTCAAAATGTTACGGCAATGTTCAGCACCGCGGCCGCAATCCAGTATATTGTGTGTCGCCAATCACCCGTAATTGTATACGGGATAGCTGACGCACCCTGTAGAACTATCAGTGCCAATGGCAATATTTTCTCTTTCGTCATTATTACCCCTCCTATATTATTTTTCCGCCGTTTTCAAATTCCAAAAATCGTACGGAACCGTCGTATATTACCTCGTAATCAGCTATATCGTCATGCATTAGAAATTTTTTATCATAAAACAGTTTCATATTATCCCACAAGTCAAACGGGACTGTATAAAACTTTTCCTGTATATTCACTGCTACAAATGTGAGTGCTCCAAATTTCTTCTGTTCTCGCAACCACTCCATTTGTGTATCTGTTACCGCATTTCTTTGTATACGGCTCTTTTGCGTGCTTTTTGCCTCAAACGCAATAGCACGACCGCCGTACAATACACCCTTGAAATCCGGCTCGGCTCTGCCTGTGAATCGTCCCATAAACTTGTTACCGTTTGTCTTTTTCGTCACTATGTACGGCTCGTTTACTTTGTTTATTATCGCCATACCTTTTTGACGGTAATAGTTGCACCCACGCTTCAGCAGGCTTTCAAATGCTCGTCCTCTTGCGGCACTTTTTTTATTTCTCAAAATCTGTTCGCCGTCTGCGTTTCTGTTTTCATCAATCAATGCTCTGTATTCGTCCACTGTCATTTTTTCCACTGCTTTGTCCTCGCTTTCTCTGTTCAATCTTGTTTAACATTGTACATTTTTCTAATGTTTTTATATCCGCCGCCGTTGCTCCGGGTGCGTTACCGCATATACGAATTATGCACGGTGTATCTTCGTATTTACAACCGTTACAACCGTCATTCATTTTTTAACACCTCCGAACCATTACATACTCTTGGTACGGAAAACCGCTGAAATCGTGGAACCCGTCAAACCTATGTATTATTTCATAGTGTTTTTTCGCTCTCGGTGTGCTTGTCCACCTTTCGGCTTGTATTATTCTGTATCTGATTTTTGGTTTTTTCATATTTCTGCTACTTGTGAAATCTTTTTCCGATTTTTCACTGTCACCCTTGACGAAATACATTGCCAAATCATACATTGAATCAGTGTATATATTTTCTACATGCACCTTGCCGTGTTCCCATAGGCTGATAATGATACCTATGTCAAATACATTTTTGATTATAAAATGATGATGTAACCCACCCTTGACACCGCGTTCAGTCATTGCGGTATATGTCAACGGTATGTCTTTCTTCTTTAATTTTTCACGCAATCGGCGAATAAATCGACTGCGTTGTTTTTTTGCCATTACCATACTATCGGGACGTTCCGTACGTCTGTATGTTAATGTCACCCACCAATCCGACTTTTTGAAATTTGTACAGATATTCCAAACAATTCTTTTTTTCTTCAACAACTCATTTCTTCGCCGTTGAACCTCTGAACATTCATTCCAATTCGGACCTCTTGGAATATTCTTTTTACCGTATCTTGCGGAGAAACTTTTTTCTTTGAAAATGTGTTCCCCTGCAATGATAGTTTTTTCTATGTATGCCATATATCTTAATCTGCTTTCGTCCTAAAATTAATTACTTAAACAAGTTATAAAACCTTGAAAAATCAAGGTTTTTTTGTTTTTTGCTATTGCCTATTTTTTCGATATATGATATAATAGATATGTGGGTATCTTTATATCACATATAGTATTTAAAAAAGTAGTGGTTTGGCTGAACCACTATTTTTTTTGTGTCAATTCGTCGATTGACATTTGCACCGTTTTGGGCGGTGGCATTCGGTGTGTTATAGGCTGTTTCGCCTGTCTGCATTTCTGACAGATAAAACCGCCTGTCGGTGTTACCGCCCCCGGTATATTCTTCGGGTCAACATATGTCATATACCATTGACCGCATACCGTACATTGATGATTGTATGTCTTTTGCCTGTAACTCATATCGCAGGCACTTTCCTTTTGAACAACGGCAATACCTTTTTGTCATTTACCGTTGCTCCGCTTTCGCGGTTCACCAATGCTAAAACCTCGTCCGTTTCACGCAAAAACTTCTGTCGCGGACTTTCGTAGTCCTTACGATTTTTCTTGTTGGACAGTAAATCGTCCAACATTTGTAGGGCCAAACGTCTGCCCTGTTCATTTAACCTATCTATTTTTTCTATGTATTTGTCGTACATTATCCTATCTCCTTTAACTTCGGCATTCCGTTTTTATCTCTCGGAATATCCACCGCTTTGATTTTAATTTTTAACGTGTTGCCCTCTTTCAGCATTCCTCTTACTTTTCTTGGCTTAATTTTTTTCATATCTTCGTTCCTTTCGTTGTTCGCAGGCACATAGGAACCGCCCTATCAGATTTCATTAAAATTTCAAAATGTATTAAGGGGGGCTACCATTTGGGCGGTTCGTATCTGCCTGCGAACCGTTTTTTTTATGCTGTTTTCTCTTTTTCGCTCTGCTGTTTATTGCAGAACAACTCATATAATAATGCTGCTAAATCCGGTATAATCGGCTTTATGCTTTCCTCTGTCACGTCTGATATATTGCTATATTCTTTCATTGATTTCACCTTCTTTCTTTTATACCTTTTATTTAATCTACAATCGTCCAATCTTCAGCGGTCAAGTCCTCTGCTTTCGGATTCCAACGCTTTGCAGATGGCTTGTTTTTTTTGTAAACAATACAACATTCCGGATTGTTAGTAGGTCGTATCTTAATATTTAAGAATTTAGGTCTTGCTATGTACTTGTTATCTTCTTGAGCTTTTCTTACTGCCTCACTTATATTCATTTTTCCTCATTCCTTTCCGCCGCTTATGCTGTTTTCTGTTCGTCTGTTGCAAATAGATATTCAAAACTACATTCAAACAATTCGCATAGAGCTGTGATTTGGGTTACTACAAATTTTCCTGTTTTCTTTTTGTTTTCATATGAAACCCTTGAAATGTGTAAATAATCTGCAACCTGTTGATTTGTCATATTTTTTCTTGCTTGTTCCGCTTGTAAATTTTTATACATATGTATATCACTCCTTTCGTTGCATTTCGCAAACTTTAATTGTATTATAATTGCATTTTGCAAATTTGTCAATAGCTTTTCGCAAAAAACTTTGCATTTTGCAAAATAATTGTTGACAAAACAATTTTTTATTGTTATACTTTATTTATCAAAATGCAAAGATTTTAAAGGCGGTGTTATTTATGTGTTTTTTCAATAATTTAAAACAGTGTCGACTTAATAAAAATTTATCTCAAAAAGAATTAGCTGAATCTATTGGGGTCGCACCGTCAACATATTCGCTATATGAAAGCGGAAAACGTGAACCTGATGTTGAAAAAATAAAATTATTATCAGAGATATTAGATGTAACTGCTGATTATCTGTTATTTGGCAATGTAGCCTTAAAATATTTAGATAATGTTGACGGTAAAGATGATGCCGACAATATCATTTTAAATAGTCCTATACTGACTGAAAACGAAAATTATTTATTGAATACGTTCCGAATGCTATCAGAACAAGGGCAAGAATATATTTTACAAACCATAGATATGGTTAAAGACAAATATAAAAAAGAAGATTATAATTCTTCCGGTATGGAAGACGTCGGATAATTGATGAAAGGGGGCAAATTTTTATAAAATTATCCGATAAAATAATTTAAAATGAAAGGGATTTTTACGATGAGAAAAAAACACAGTAACATTTTTAAGATTAATTTGATAATAGTCGAAGTAATTTATTTTATAGCTGCTATTATCGCCGGTTTTGCTACATCAGGCAAACACGCATTTAATTGGACCGTTGCACTTGCAGTTTGGGCGTCTAATTTCGTTATATGGCTGATACTGTATGCAGTATATTCTATATTAGACAATCAGGAAACACAAATCAGTATTTTGGATAGACTAACAGAACAGTTAAATACATCAGACAGTAGTCAACCATCTAATTTAGAACAGCTTGCGGCCAATACCAAAAAAACAAATAATGTGTGGATTTGTCCTAAATGTGGCGATAAAAATTCTAATACTACAATTCAATGTTCGTGCGGATATATTAATTCAAATTCAAAACCTGTTGAAGACGTTAGTTTTAAACACGTTTGCCAAAATTGTGGTAAGGAATTTACTGTAAAATATAAGAATGCGAAAGGTCAATCATTACCAACGTTAAACGTTACCTGTCCGCATTGCAAGACTGAATTAACAATCAAAAAATAAAAAAAGCCCCGCAACTGTTTGGAGCAGTCACGGGGTCAGTAGTGTTATGGAACACCAATTAAAAACATATATATTGTACCATAACATTACTTGAAAATCAAGTTAAGAGGTGTTATTTTTATGAAAAAAATTAAAAATCAAGTACAAAGAGCGGTTATATATGCACGTTATTCGTGTAGTAATCAAACAGAGCAGAGCATTGAGGGTCAGCTTGCGGACTGTGAAAAGTTCGCAGAAAAATATAACTACTATATCGTTGATACATATATCGACCGTGCAATGTCGGCAACAACTGACCGCCGCCCGCAATTTCAACAAATGATTGCTGATAGTGCAACAGGCGGTTTTGATGTCATAATAGTATGGAAATTGGACCGTTTTGCACGAAACAGATATGACAGTGCTGTCAACAAACAGAAATTGAACTCGAACGGCGTCAAAGTCGTTTCTGTAATGGAACACATTGAGGACACCCCCGAAGGCGCATTAATGGAAAGTGTTTTAGAGGGTTTCGCCGAATATTTCAGCAAAGACCTATCGCAGAAAGTTTCAAGAGGTATGCGTGAAACAGCGTTGAAATTCAAGGCTACCGGATTGATTCCATACGGTTACAAAAAAACATCTGATAATATATGCGTACCAGATGAACATACCGCCCCCGTTGTCAAAAAAATATTTGAAATGTATGCAGACGGGGTAATAAACAAAGACATATGCGATTGGCTGAATAGTCACGGTTACAGAACGTCAAACGGAAATCTATTTAGAAATCAATATTTACGGAAAATTTTAAACCGCCGCCGATATACAGGGTCATATACATATGGTGATTTGGAGTTGCACGACGAAAATCAACGAATAATATCTGATGAATTGTTTGACCGTGTTCAAATTCAGTTACAGGCGAAAAAACGCACGGGCAGGATTGCAAGAGAACAGTATATATTGGTAGGTAAATTGTTTTGTGGTTACTGCCGCAACCCAATCCGTGGCGAAAGTGGCCGCAATCATCAGAATAGAATATATACGTATTATAAATGTTCCGTCAATAAAACAGGCGGTAAATGCCCTAAAACAACAGTCCAAAGGGATATTATTGAAAATAATACTATTAAATTTATTTTAAACAATTTTCTGAATGACGAAATTATAAATTCTGTTGTAGACACCATACAGGCATCAGAAACTGCCGAAAATAATTCAGCGGAGCTAATCACATTACGAACACAAGTTGAAGATACCGACAGAAAAATAAACAATCTGCTGACTGCAATCGAAAACGGTGTTTTTACCCCGTCAACAAAACAACGTCTAAACGATTTGGAAAATGTCAAGGAAAAATTAAAATATGAATTGATTGTTAAACAATCGGAAAAAAACAATTTTAATGCTACTGCATTTAAGAAATTTTTGAAAAATATAGACGTTGACGATTTTAAAACAATAGAACAACGGCAGAAATTAATAAATTTGGTGTTGTATCGTGAATACCTATGGAATGATAAGGTATTATACATATTCAATCTTACACCGTCAAAACCAAACGACAGTGTAGACGTCGACAGCTATGTTGACGCGTTACTTGCATCGACAGGTTCGACAAGTCCGACCGATGGTGTACCATTAGTCGCAGTTTTCGAACCTATCAAAATGTATTTGATAGGTCGGTTACTGTTCTGTATGAAACAAATATAATTTTAAAACAACGGATTTTGTCCGTTGTTTTTTTGTTGCAAAATTTTTTAATTTTTTTTGAAAAAACTATTGACATACCATCCATTGGGTGGTATAATAAAGACAAGAAATGAGGGAAACCTCAAAAAATAAACAAAATCGATAAATTTTAGGAGGAAACGAAAATGAAGAGATTTCAAGTTGAAAATTGTGTACAAAATGCAAGACAATACGCAGGAGAAGAACCATACGAAAACATTTCGTATGATTTGGTAGGTGATTATATTGAGGCTGAAACAGAAGAAGAGGCAATCAGTTTGGCTATGGATTATTTGAAAGACAGCATTATGGATAACATCACAGAAGGATATGCTGAAATCGAAGATAATGAACTTTTGACATACGATGATGATGATAACGTTGTTGAATGTTATTATAATTTCACTGCAAAAGAAATTGAAGATTAATTAAACTTATCCCCTGTCATTTGAATGACAGGGGATATAGAATAAAAGGTGATAATATATGGATTGCAAAATAAAACAAGCTCGACTTGCGGCAGGTCTGACGCAAGCTGAACTATCAAGACGGTTTGAAATCCCTTTAGGCACTCTCGCCCATTGGGAAAAGGGCGACAGAAAACCGCCTGTTTGGGCGGAAAAGTTACTAATTGACGCAATAAACCGCATAAACGAAAACAAATAAAAAATAGGTGGCACGTAGCCACCTATTTTTATATGTCCTATTTATTGTACAGTCCGCAACGATATTCACGTACAATGGCACGTAAATCTTTGTAGGATAAACCTAATCTGCCGTTCTCATCACCCTGTACCGCTCCGCAATCCATTGCGGATTGGACTGCTGGTCTTGCCCACGACGGCATATTATCATCATTGAAATCGTATACCATTGTAGTTTGAACTACATTCACCAACTGTTGGTTGATGTTTTTTAAATCGGCAATTTCCGCCGACTGTTTTTCAATTAATTCTTTTAATTCATTGTACTGTGACATTGTTAGATCCTCACTTTCTTCGACTATACTCCAATCCGGTGTACTGAATTTTGTCCCCGGTAAATTACTGTTATAATAACCTTTTCGGCAAACACCGCCGCCATTTGCAATAATGGTACTACCTCCGTTTGTGTTGCCCTCGATTGTTGTAAAATAATCGCCGTTTACGCTTGTAACAATTCCCGTATGTGTAAATGTTCCGTTGTGTTTGAATATAACAATATCGCCTACTTTTGGATTTGCATTTAATGTGAACAAATTTGCCATTGTAGGACAATACACATACGGATAATGTTTTAATAATTTTTGTGCATTATTTTTTCCAAACGCATTGACAAAACACCACGTTACAAAACACGCGCACCACGGTTGTCCTTGGTATTCGGGTTTAATATCTCGCCAATATTTTGTGTAGTTGGCAGTACCGGCATTTGCTGTCTTGCTGTCTAACTGTGAATTACTTGACTTTTCCAAATAGCCAACCTCTGCATTGGCTATTTGTATCAATTTATCTATCGCCGACATTATCACCACTCCTTTACGGTCATATTCTTCCATTTTTTATATGCGTCAAAATACATCTCATTTTTATCACCGTTATATGTAATTTCGTAATACATTCCGTCCGATACAGTTGTTGACGCCAACGCTTTAAAATTCTGCAATGTCTTACAGCTCCACACGATATACACATCATCTGTGGTGATTTTCTTACCGTCTGTCACATCAACATTGTTGTTGAAATAGTTTGCGATTAATGTTTTTACTGCGTTTATAAAAATTTTATCCGTCATATTTTATTACACCTCTTTCAATTCAATATCTTCCATTACTACTCGTGCCTCTAAAATTGCCAAATAGTCAGCCATTGCGTTTAGTTGTATGTTATATGTACTGCGTGGACACGTTGGGGAAAATTTTAGTTTTCCCCTGTCCCATTCCTCCAACATTTTCTTTAATCCTTTGAATCTATTGGCTAATTGATAATATTCTGCCTTGAAACGTTCCTTGTAGTCCGCACTGTTCATCAGTGCAACGGTATCTTGTAACGTCATATTTTATTCCCCCTTTTCGTTATTCATTTCCGGCAATCCCGTTGCAACTGATGTCAATAACGACAATACACCTGCCAATGCCGCCGCTGACGCAACCATTACCCAGTTGACGTCACCCAATGCAACAGCAGTGCCAATAGTGGCAACTGCTGTTTGTGCAACTGTTTTTATTGCACGAATACCTGCACATTTAAACCATTCTTTCATTTTTATGTACCTCCTAAAATACTAAAATCCTAACATTTTAACAAAATAACCTATCAAACCGCCCACTATTGCCGTAATAATGGCGGTAACGACTGTTTCGTATCGCTTTGTAGGACGTTTTTCTATTTCGTCCACACGTTCGGTTATATCATTTACGTCCCCACGCATTGCTTTAGTTTCCGTAGCTATGATGTGGACGCTTTCAGTCAGCTTGTCCAAGCTGTCTAAACGGTGGTGCGCCGACTTTGTGGACTGTTCTACCGCAGTCAGTCTCTCCCATAACTCTTTTTCATTTTCTGTTTCCACTATAATGTCCTCCTAATTTTTATTGATTTCTGCAACCAACTCTGTGTAATCATCTTCTGTTAATCCACCAGATAAGACAAGCACATCAAATTTTTCAAGCATTTGTTCTTTGCCCATCTTTCCAACAGCTACAATCTTCTTACACAATCCGTATGAACGTCCGTGATTCATATTTCATACCTCCTATTCCGTTATTCCCATTTCCAACATTGACAATCGCACATCAACATCAAGCATAAACTCGTCCGTATATTCAGGCAAAGACGCTTCATATGCTTCTTTACTGCCATACTTGACTATTTCGGCTAATTCAGTATATGGGTCATCTGTGCGTAACACTATCCCCTCTGCCCATTTATATGGGTTGTCCAATTCTTCTACATTCTGAACACTTAACAATTTATGCTTGTCAACATAATTTGTTTTAAAACCGTTTACTTCTTCCTCGTCCAAGAAATACTCAAGTGTTAGGTCAAAGTTATCTGGATTATCAAAACCTTCGTCCAAAAATTTTACTGACTTTAACGTTTTCAAAGTCACTATATAATTTACACACTGTACTATATTGTTAGGTGTAATTCTAAAAAATTCACTTATATTCATAGTCTTCCTCCATATTAACTTACGCTTCTAAATGACGGTGCTGCCATTCCCGAAACTGTCTTAGTATCTGTTGTTGACGTGCCCGTACCATTTGTGCCTATCCAAGTTGATTGATTTGTATAGCAAGCCTCAAAGAAACAATAATTTTTCAATGTAGCCAAACTCGCCGCCGAAAACCATAACTTACAGTTAGATGCCATACAATAAGCACAGAAAATCACTGACGCCGATATATACAAGTCACAATGGTTAATATGAGATGCACTAAAATAGCCTTCTGCTTGAAGTATCTTAATTCGGCAGTTAGCAAGACTGTTAAAGTTTCCTGTTGTCGTTTCTGATTGACTAAATCGCCTACATTCAATTTGTGTGCCAATAATATTCATTGTAGAGTCGTCCTCAATATAGCTATGATTGCTACTAACAGTTGTGCCTATATGCTTTATAAAACCGCCAACCATACTACCCTCACACCTGTAAAAAACACCATTGCTAAGTGTGTTATTACTTGTTGTAGGAAATATTATATCTGTGTCAATAATTTCGGCAGTACAATCTCTAAATATCCACCAACAAGGATGGCTGTTATCATAGCGTTTTGCAGGCAATGTTACAGATATTCTACTATTCTTTAACTTCACTTTACAATTAAAGAATATTGAATCTGTGTTGTGCATTGTGTTTGCATAACTGATTGAACAATTATCAATTTGCAGTACGTCATAATCGTTAAAAGCACCTGCATTAGGACTAATATTACTTGTGGATAAAAAATTTATATCCATATTTGTAAGATGTAATGTTGGACTTGTACCCACAAGGTTTGATATAAGAAAAATATAACTTGTGTTGACTTTAGTAATACCCCTACCTTGTCCCTCAATTACAACATTCTTCTTTTGCAGAAGTCTGCTCGACAAATTATATGTCCCCTCTAAAAGGATAATTTTTCCCCCGTCTGTTAAAGAGTCCATTGCTTTTTGAATAACTATATCGTCATCTGTTCCCGAACATTTAAAGTCACAGTACCTTGTCACCGTCGATGAACCGACTGTTATAACAGATGGCTTACCTGAAACAAACTGCTTATCAGATGATAGTGCTACCCAGTATGTACCATCATACACAAATTCAACAATTTCATTCGTCGACCAAGAATTGTATTGAGTTATAGCATCATATGAACCGTCTGCTCGTAATAGCTTTACTTCTTTTGCTCCTGTTGAATTTACATTTAGCGTAACTTTACCTTGTGTTCCGGCGAAAGGATAAGTAAACCTTACTAAAACCCTCACTCCTGTTAGTAGTTTAAAATTAGTAATGCTCAATCTTCTATCGCTTATTGATGGACTGTCGGGGCATACTGCATAAGGCGGTTGTTGCCATATCGGAGCACCGCTTCCGTTGCTGATTAAATTATATCCGGTCGTTCCCGCACTTGTCGGCGCATACCACGACTTGCTTGCCGTTGCCGAACCGTTATAGCTCGTTGCTGAGCCGTTCATTGTCAGTGTCAATGAATTAGGATTTTGCATTGATGTAGGCTTGTTGGATAGGTCAGTATATGAACCTGTAAACGCTACCGTTTTTAGGTCAGTGAATTTTGCTTTCAATTCGTCATCTGCCGCCTGTCGGTCCGAAATTTCAGTTGTCAGTTTTGTTGTATTGGCAGTAATTTTTGATGTATTCGCGTTAATATCATCACGCAATACCGCCACACATTCATCATCATAACAAACGGCCGACTGTATTAATGTTTTCTGTTTACACGCATTCCCCGTCGGGTCACCGTTTGTATAAAAGTTATCCGATACAATTCGGAATGAAATTGATTTAATTTCTTTTTTTACAGGGATTTCAATTTTAAATTTTGTTGTTTTATACGTTTCTGATGTGCCGTTTATCGTGATTGTTTTATCACCTGTATCGGTTGCTGTGTAATATGACTGTCCGAATGTTTCTGTTGTTGTATCAGTGTATGTAATCAATACGTCTGTTTCACCTATATTCAAACCGCCACTGTCGCAACCGTCCCCAGCTATATGACGTGACGCCACATTGAATGTCAATTCTAATGCGGTTTCCGTTTTCGGTTTACGGCGGAAATTATCAACAACAAAATTGTGATACAAATACGTTCCGTTTTCAAACGAACCCGAATATGACAAATACTGTACACCGCTGTCGTCAGTGACTAATTTGTTGTCACTGTTGACGTATTTAGATAAATCATAAAACAGGTTATCCGTTGTCAGTTCAGTATTTATCTCTGATATTTTCGCTTTCAACTCGTTGTCCGCCGCCTGTCGGTCCGAAATTTCAGTACTTAGTGTGTCAGAGATAGTTTTTACTGCTTTCGGTGTTGCGGCAATACCACTACCGGTACTGCTTACACTTGCCGTACTGTCCGACAATTTCAAATGTCCGTAATTGGTTGCGTCACCCACACCGTATGTTGTGGCACCGCTTGCGTGGTTTGTCGGTGCTTTGTCGTTTAATAGTTTTCTTATACTATTATCGTCCAATACAAACAAATACCCGTTTTGTGGGTCTGCTCCGCCGACTTCTTCTTGTATTAAAACGCATATTCTCACTTCGCCCGGAGCAATATCACAACTTAGTGTTGTATAATAGTCATCATGTGATTGGAATTTTGTTAATGCGCTGTCCGTGTCATTTTCCAATTTAAAAAATACATTAACCGGAATATCATCAGGCAATTCGTAACCAATTCCTCCTGTGTCTTTGCACTCCGAAAGATATATCGGCTCACCGTCAGAATAAAGGAATGTATTGGCTTTCCCTAAATTCGCAACAATATCTAATGTTAATTCATTTACCGTTATACTGTTGGCAGCAATTTTATCAGTTGTGACCGCTCCATTGGCTACCTTGTCTTTTGTGATTGCATAATTCGCAATATGTGCTGTACGTATAGCCTTATCAGCTATTTTTGTTGATGTGACACTCTTATCGGGGTGGTCTATCACTTCGGCTGTTTTATGTGTATTCACACTGTCGCTCAATTCGTTGTGGTCGGTTTGAATTGCCGTGAAATTATCGCGAACAATCTTCCACCATTTCGATAAAAATGTTTTACCGTCAAAATTAAAATTTAATTTCATTTTATCATTCCTTTCTAATCGTAATTGATTGGGATTTTGGTATTAAAAAAACACGCCGTAAGCGTGCTATGGTGGTATTCGTCTGTACATTGTGTCACCTCATTTTTTGTACGAAAAAAGCACGCCGTAAGACGTGCTTTCAGATATTGTTTATTGTGCTATTTTTAGTTGTTCAACTAATGCGTTTTGTAGTGTTTGAGAGAAATTGACATTTTCTCTCATAGCTAATTCATTAAGCCAAGCTGGAATTGTTAATGTTTTCTTGATAGCCTTATTACCGTGCTTTTTCATATACTCAATCATATCAAATTCTATCATTACGATAAATTCATTTTCACCTGTAACAATATTTTTCGGATTTGTTGCCTTTGGATATTCAAAGTCTTTTTTTTCATCTTCAAAATACAAGCCCAAAGCATCAATCGCCATTTCATAAGCTTCTTCTAATGAATCTCCCTCTGAAAAACACCCCTCAAAATCCGGAAATGTCACGGAATATCCACTCTGTTCTTCTGTAAAAATAGCAGGATATAAATGTTTTGACATACAAAAAACCTCCTTATAAATATATATATATATGCTGAAACTTGCGGAGCTTATTTAAGCCCCGCTTGTTTCAATATGCCTTGCTCTGTTCCTTTTTTTAATGGTTTGTTGTGGAAAGGAACAATCGTTTGTTTTTTAGTCTTTGGATTGTACATTTTTTTATGCGACCCATTTTGACCTATTTCCATAAAACCGTTTTTTTTGAGCAATGTTATCATCTCTCTTGGTAACATTGGCATTTGTCTATTCCTCCTCTCCTTAAGTACATATATATTATAGCACGTATTTACACGTATGTCAATACTTTTTTCAAAATTTTATTGAATTTTTTTATTATTTGGTATATACTATTTTAAAAAAAGGAGGTTATTATTATGAAAAAATTTATATTAGGTTTTATAATAGGCGGTATAATCTGTGCGACCGCGACAGGTTTCGCCGTAGAATATGCCGTAACGGCTAACCCGTTCCCTGTTGCCGTAAACGGTACAGAAACGGCGATAGAGGGTTACAACATCAACGATAATACATATTTCAAATTACGTGACGTTGCCGACGCTGTCGGCGGTTTCAATGTCGGTTTCAGTGATAACACTATTACGATTGATACAGATACCGCCGAACCAACACCGACACCGCTACCGTCATTTACACCCGCACAAATTTCAATCGTCAAAGGTGACGACGGTTACGACTACACCAGTGACGGCATAGAAATTGAATACGTTGACGGTGTTGCATATATTGATGAAACAGATATACAATATATTCTGAACGACAAGGGTGCTAAAGATTATTCATTTTCAACTACGGCAATAGTAAAATCAGAGGGTAAAAAATATGTTCCTGTAATTCCTAACTTGCCACGTTGTGAGAATGACCCTCGCTTAATTCGATTAGATTTTTATATATCCACAATCAAACCTTTTTTAGATACGCTTTAAGCGGGAATTTATTTCCCGCTTTTTTATTTTATTTTTTCTCTTAGGTCTTTGATTTCTTGGACAATATCTATTCCGTTAATTCGTACATAATTCGCATTGATGTCCATTTCGTGGTCCACTACTGAAATACTGCCCTCTGCTCTGACAGGTCCCATAAATGTAATGCATCCGTCTGCTCCGCTACCCAAAGTTAAACCGCCATACAGTTCCGCAGATTTCTCTGATTTTATTTTTCCGGCAAACACCGCCTCGCCCTTGTTATCTATGGAAACATTTTCTTTGCCATTTGCGTCATATAAACAAAAAACATAGATACCATTTTTATATCCGCATTCAAATCTAACAACATTATTTTCGTCCTGCATTGTTATCAGGCTGTTTTCTATTGTCAATTTACCGTTGTCAGACATTATCGTGCATAGATTGGTATATAATGCCCCTGTGAATACGTCTGATACAATTATTTCATTATCGTTTATCACCGTTGTCCAATCCCATTCACCCTCTGTTTTTTGTCCGGCGATAGCTAATTGACCCTTGATGATTGCGACAGCACTTTGACCGTCGGGACTTTCAAACAATGCTCCGGTCTGATACTTGGCGATATTCTCATTCTGCAGTGCCTCGTTTATGCTGACTTTGACGTTTTCTCTCATCATTTCCAAATAGCTTGTCTTGATTTCTTTCTTGCCGTTTCGCTGTATTTTTTGGATTATATTTGTTGTGGCAATATCCTTAAAAAAACTATCTATTGTGACTTGCGGGTGTCCCACTTCAATGGTTGATTTCCTCGGCTCGAACGGATAAATTTTTGTTGTTATAATTCTTTGCAGCGTTTTGGTGTTCATACTCTTATCGAAAATTTTCACCCTGTCCCCAATGCTCGGTTTGTTCAGATTATGATATTTGTACGCCTCGCAAACATCAACGTAACCGACAGTCATTGTATATTTAGGAATATCAATACGTTCTAAATTATCTTCTGAAAATTGCCACTTTGCCAGTTTCAACAGTTCGTCCGGTTCTTCGCATTCGTCAAAATTTGAGAACCCCTCGTAGACACCTATTTTTTCAACCATAGGACTGTCTATATACTGTTTACCGTTATTGACCGTAGATATATCCAAATCGTCCTGTCCGTATGGATATAGTCGTGTTATCAATGTAGACGCGTCGCGTGACGATTCAGCTGATTTTGCATTGAAACGTAATGTTAATTCGTTACCGTTGTCTTTGCCGATTTGTTTAACCAGTGCCAAATTATAATTATCTACATATAATTCGCACATTGTCGATTGTTTTTCTAATGTTTCTGACAGCGTAGACACACCGACAATCGGTGTTATCTTTGACGCCTCAAAAAAATCGGTTGCGGTGTTCACCCATTCCATTCCCAATGATTTTACCTCTGCGTCCGTCATTATATGTATATTGGTGTTTTTAAACAGTTGTGTCATAATATAACGCGGTGTTTTTCCCAACATATCACCGATATACTGAATATGTTTAAATTGTGCGTCCATATACAGTGCCAGTGCGTATATTTTATTATTATCAATAGAACGAATACGGAAACATTCATTCCCTACCCTACAAATACGGTTGTTTGCGATAAATTCCCATTTAGCCGAATCTATCGGATATTCAAATTGCAAATTGTAGCTGCCGTTTAATTCGTGTGTAATACAAACGTCCTTTGCCTCGTCCAAAATTGCCAAACCGTTTGAACTGAAATCGGTTTCGTTGCAACTGTATATACGTATCATTTTATTCATTGTATTTCCTCCTGTTTTATAAAATCGACTGTGTATAATAAAACAGCGGATTATAAATAATTTCAACTGTTCCTGTTCCGTTTGACTGTATTGTTATTTCATTTTCACCCTGTCCGATTTCTATATAATCACCGTTTGAATATTCTGACGTGTTGGTGTCACCCTCAAAACAGCTGAACAATTCGCAATCGATTGTGAATTGCGTAGTTTTGTGATTATATTTTATTGTGTTTCCGCCGCAGGTAAACGATACTGATGTAAAATTACCGTTGAAAACTATCTTAGGTCGTACCGCCGCATTTCCGGCATTGTTTAGTTTAAATGTGTTTGTACCGTTGGCAATTTCATATATATGATTTATCGGCCAACCTATTTCAAATTCCGTATCTAACGGAATATCCGCACCTAACGGAATACCCTGCGTATCATACAGGAGCTGATTAAACGGTTCACATCTGAATGCTACAACGGTTTTTCCCGCTCGTTGTAGCATTATAGTCATATCTTCCACGGTTATCGGTGACGCTATCCACTTTGTAAACGGCATATCGTCCAAAATCAACTCACCTTTTCCGCCGTTTATCCACGTTACAAACTGTTCAATAGTTTTATTACGTTTTGCGGTGTCGTTGCAGATTAAATAAAATTCAACTTCGATTGTTTTGTCATTGTAAAATACCCTGCCGCCCGATTCTGAAAAATCTATGCTGCCGTCCCTGTACGGTATATCTTCCTCATAATCCGTCTTTTTTGGCGGTGTTATAGGTAAATCGTTTATTTTGGTTTGCATACCAAAATCACGCAATGAATGTTTACCACGATATGTTAATCCCATTGTTTAGCCCTCCGCTCCCAAAAATGCATCCGAAATTGAACGTTTTACCGAACTACCCGCATATTTACCGTACGCCATTGCAGTCGTTTCATCAGTGATATTATTATTAAAATCCTGTTTGATTGTAATGGTATATTCGTTATGGGCGGTTGTTGCGTTCGGAATATTTTGACCTATTTCGGACAATTTCTGATTTGTCATATCTACTATTTTTGATATAGTGTTATATCCGGTTGTTGCCAACTGTTCCTGTTGCTGATTGTACGATTTTAAAACACTGTTAAACTGTTTTGTCATATCATCATTACCACCGCTGATTATTCCCAATGCCTGTGATGTATATTTGCTTAACCCTTTCAGTGTATTACTTTGCTCTTTTTCCAGTGCCTCGTTTTCGTCCTCGATTGCGTCTAACTTGGCTTGCTTTTCTGCCTCGCGTGCCTCTTTCGCCTCTGTTTTTTTTATGTCCGCAATATCTTCTTCGATTTCTTTTAATTTTTTCTTGCCGTCTATCGTAACGGCATTTTGATATTTTTCACGTTCCGCCTCCAGCTCCGACAGCTCTTTTTTCCTTTCGGCTTTGGTTCCCGCGTCCTCGATTGCCTTGTATTCCGCCTCGATTGCCTCTTTTTTCGCTGACAACATTTCTTTTTGTGCGTCATAGTATTCGTTGACGTAGTTTTCCAACGTTTCACTCATACTGTCAAACAGGTTACTGTTTGCGTCGTCCATAGCCTCATAGTAATACTTACCGCTTATCATTCCTTGTTCGTAATATTTTTGTGTATAGTCCTTTACGCGGTTTAACCCGGCTTGATATTCCTGCTCGCTGATTGCTCCGTACTTCTTTTGCATTTGCAACCACTTCTTAGAATTTTCCAAACGTCCCTCGTACAGTTTCTGTCCTGCGGTCGTCATTTTTTCATTGTATTCTTCTTCCGTAATTTCGCCGTCCTGCAGTGCCTGTGAATTACGTTCCATAATACGCTGATATGCCGCCTCGGGGCTGTCGTCGTATTGTTCCCAGTCATTAAAATATGTTCGTTCGGCTATATAGTCTAATGACTGTTGGTCTAATTCGTCTAATTTCTTTTTTCGTAAATCTGCAATCTGTATTTCGTGGTTTCGGATTGTTTCATAATATTCGTCCCATACGTCCTGCAGTTCATCAGCCGTCATTTCGGTATTTTCCGTCATTTCGGTCAATGTATTCAGATAGTTGTCGTCCATTCGCTGATATGCCGCAATCTGTTCATCTACTGACAGATTGTGCATTTTGACTTCATAGTCAATCCAGTTCTTTGACTTGCTCTCTTGATTTTTCAACCTGTTTTTATAATCTTTGATTGCGTCGTCATTAATTTTTTTGTTTAGTTCGTAGATTTCAATATTAGCCTCTTTCACAACGCCCGCGTCGTTTGCAAATTCTTCTAATATTTTTTTCCACCATAATAACGCCTCTGCGTCTGATACGACGCTTGTTTTCTGACGGTATTCAAAATCTTCTTTTTGGGTTTCAAATGCTGTGTTGTTTGTTCCTGTTGCGTAATGCGGTAATTTTTTCAACATTTCTTTGGTTTGCTTGGCCGTGTAAACCGAATCACCCTTACTTAGATTTACCAACACATTTCTACCGTTAAACAAATAGTATTGTCCTTTGTGTTTTACCAATTCTCGCGGGTCAGCGACACCCTTTTCATCATTTATAACCGCAGGTCCTTCCGGTGCTGATTCGGTACCGTTTGCAAAAAAACCTTTTTGGCCGCTATTGAAAAAACCGCTCGACACTGTTCCGTCCGATTTTACGGTAAAATGTGCGGTATATGTTTTTTCAAATCCCTTTGCTTTGCTTGTCAGGCTATCAATAACCACCGCCGCATTTGTGCCGTCGGCTTTCAGCGTTGCCGTACCCTCTAAATTATCAAATTTATCGACTTCGCCTGTCGTTGTATTGATTGTAATAACCGCCTCGGAATCGTTTGCTTTTAGCGTTGCTATACCTGTTTTTTGATTGTATTCCGCCAGCTGATAAACAACACCGTCTATTGTTACGGTTGCCTGATTGTCAGCCTGTAAAATTGCGACAGCCTGTGTTGCTCCGTATGTGTCAATCAATTCTTGCAACGTCATTATGGTTTGTTCACTTTCGCCACCGTCTACGCTGACGCTGACCTCGGCACTTTGTCCGTCTATTTCTTCGACACCGTCTTTGGTTTTGTCTATCATAGTAATATCTCCCTCGGCATTTATGCTGATTTCAATATTATCCGGCAATCCTAAAACGCTGTGCATATAATCGTTCAAATCGGTTACTACGGCTTTCATATTCTTGTCACCGCTCGCCATTGCCTCGCTTAGATTTGAAAAACCGTTTTTAAATAACGCAACCTGTAAACTCGTTTCGGTCGTTGTCATACCTAATAGCTGACATTGCGTGACTACATCATTAATTGCTTTGTTTATTTTTTGTTCATCACCACTTGCGAATATGTCCGTAATAGATGAAAAACCGCTTTTGTTTACAGCCTCTTTTGTAACTTCATTTTGTAATGTTATTAGTGCCTCTTTGTATTTTTCGATTGACTCTTGATGCTTTTTTATTCTTTCTTCGTTGTTTGCAACATTGTTTTCCCACTCTGCGGTCTGTTCTGATATGTTATCTATCGCTTTCCCCAAGCTGTCAAAATTCAATGGTCCGCCGGTTAATTCTTGATAACTGTTAAATATATCCTTGTTGTCCTCACGTAGTTTATCGACGGCTGCTCTGCGTTCAGGACCAGACATTGTTCTATTTATCGCATCATATTTTGTTTTTAGTGTTTCCAACTCTGTACTTAAATTTTTGGCATTTTCTATCCGTTGCTTGGTTTCATTATTGACACTTTGCAGTTTTGGGATTTCTTCTGATGATTTTTGTGCATCCTTTCTTTTTTTACTGCTATCGTCTTTTATTTCCTGTTGCTTTTGTTTCTTTTCTTGCTCCGCCTGTTCTTTCTGTGCCTGTACTATTTGATTTATAATATCTAACGTTGAACTGCGAACACCATTCTTTTTTTCTTCCGCACTGATGAAATCGCCGTAATTGTCAATAAACCACTGCTCTAATTCCTTGCGTTCCTGCTCGCTTTCGTCCGTTTGCTGACCGCTGTTCTTTAGGTCTGTCAATTCTTTGTATCTTGCAATATATGCGTCTACCGTATCAGCTACAACGGACATATCGTATGCGGTCTTTGCTTTTTCAGAATATTCTTGCGCCATTTCTAACGCTTGACTGCCGGATTCACTTAACTTTTGATGATATTTTTCAATGCCGTCCCCTGCAATCTTTGCAACTGCCAATGTAGCCGCAAACGGTGCTGTTGCTGCCACCGCTATTCCTGCACTTACTCCGGCAACACTACCCAACGCCGCAAGAAAACCGCCTACACCGCCGGCACCTGTAGCACTTGCCGCCGCGCCCTCGGCTGCCGCCATTGCCTCTGCTCCTGTTGCTCCTGCCGCTCCGGCTGTTTCTGCTGCCGCACCTGCCGCCTCTGCCGCAGTCGCCGCCTCGCCTGCTACTTTTGTAAACGAAAACAGCGATTTAATACCGTTTGCGAATGAAATCCCTTTTGACGTTAAACTCAACGCAGGACCGATAATTGCTAATGCCGTACCGATTTTTAATAATCTGTCACAATCTTCATCAGATAATCCGCTTAGCCAATCCGCTAAACTACTTACCGCGTCAGCAGCCTTATCAATAAATGGTGCTGCACTTTCGCCAAATTTTTGGGCGGCTACCTGCATTTTAACCATTGCTTGCTCGAATGTGAAACCGGATTTGTTTACACCTTCCGACTGCTTTTTGAATGCCTCTTCTGACGCTCCGGCGGCATTACCCATTTTCTCTAATTTTTCTGAAAATGTATCAGCCTGCGCACCTGTCAATGCCAACATTGCAGTAATAGCCTCTTTTGAACTGAATAGTTCTGTTAGCTTTTCCTCGCTACCGCCTGTTGCCTCTGCCAAAATCTTCATCGCACCCGAAAAACCGTTTGCCTTTACCATTGCAAATCCCGATTCGTAGCCCAATGAATTTAGCTTTTTCTTTAATGCCTCTGTCGGTGTCATTAATCCGGTATATACCGCGCCTAACTGTGTAGATACTTCCGACGCTGTACCCGTTACACCTGTCAATGTTGCAAATATCGTAAACAATTCGTCCTGTGATACACCCAACGCCTTTGATTGTGGTACTACCTTGCCGATACTTGACGCCAGTTCGGGAAATGTTGTCTGTCCTAATTCGACTGTTTTAAATGCCAAATCCGCAACGTGTTCTACTGCCTCGGCTGTCGTATCACCGTAACCCTTTGTGACGGCTGATGTTAGATTGATAGAATCAGTCGTTGTCGCCAATCCGGCTTTTGCGGCTTTTGCGTTTATTCTTACTTTGTCGATTGTGTCGTCAGCGTCGCCGAATGCCGATATTACCTGATATGTACCGTCTGCAATATCATCTGTATATTTTGCGGTTTCTATTGCTACATCTTGTATACCCTTTTTCAATTCCTGCAGACGTTCGTCGCCTATGGACAATGTTGCGATATTAGCCAATTTTTTATTTAGGTCCATATATTGCTTAACTGCCGCAGTTCCCGCCGCTACCAACGGCGCTGTTACTGTTGCCGTTAATGTGTTACCGACTTTAGTCAATCCGTTTCTGACACCTGCAGTTTTGTCCTGTAATTCGCTATATTTGTTTTTAACCTGTGTTATATATTGCGACTGTTTTTTTAATTCATCTGTCGTCTGCTTTAACTCATTTCTTAAATTTGCCTCTGCTAATTGACTTCTCGATAGATTGTTACTGAAACGATTGAAATTCGTATCAGCTGTTTTAACGGCACTTTCAGCCTTTTTTACTTCGTCTTTCAACTTTTTCATTTCGTCGCTGTTGGCCTTTAGGCTTGTCTTGCCCTTGTTGTATGCCTCATTCGCACGTTCCAAACGTTGACGGGCGGCGTCCTGTGCCTTTGACGCCTGTTCTACCATTTGTTTATATTTCTGTGTAATCTGTGATTGTTGGTTTAGCTGTGTAGACAGGGATTTATATTTATTCTGTAAACGGTCCAATGATGAACCTGTCGTTTTTAATGTGGCGTCTGTAACCTTAAACTCATTCTGCGTTTGTTTCATTGAATTACCTAACGCCTTGATTTCCTGTTGTGCCTCTTTTGTGTTGAAACCAATGCTGATATTTGTGCCGTCACTCATTCTTTTCACCTCATATTCCGAAATCTGCCAAACTCGGCAGTTTATCGTTATTCTGTTTTTCTGCTGTTTTTGTATTTCCGTTCATCATCTCATAAATTTTCCAAAATTTACGGGGTGTGCAGTCCCAAAATTCATCATCTGAAAATTGCAGGCGGTAACGTCCTATAAAATATAGTTTGTCCCAATCGTACGGAGCGTCCCGCCTTACTGTTCCCCCTGTTCTTCCGTTGCCTCCTGCACTCCGAACGCTGAAATCACTGCGGCATATACCACATCATACAAAATATTTATAGTACCCAACGAAATCCAATCTTCAATGTCCACTTTTCGCAAATTGTACCTTTCGCCAACCATTGCATATAGAAAATTTAAAACATCACCGTATATATCTGTCTTGTTTCCGAACATTTCAATAGCTTGGCCGACACTTCCGTACATTTGCTCCAATACTCGCAATGCTCTGTATGTCAGCTTTATTTCGTATTCTTTATCCTCAATTTTTATCTTCTTGCCCTTTGCGATACACGCTGTTAAATCTAATGTTTCTTCCATTTTCAAAAACTCCTTTCATACGCAAAAAACGCACATCATAATGATGTGCTTGATTTATTTGCGTTTCTGTGCTATACTTGATTTATAAAAACTTATTTTTTCCTTTTACCGTCCTGCGTGGGACGGTTTTTTTTATTTAATTATTCTTTTGGAACTGTGTCACCTGTATTTACTGTAGGTGTTGATTTCGTTCCTTTTGCGTAGATTTTATTTATTTTTTCTACTGTTAGGAATGCATCCGCCTCTTTTTCAGTGTCAAAGACACCGTAAATTCTCCAAACACCGTCCGCACGTCTTGCCATTGATTTGAATGACATTGTGTCAGACTGTGGATTTAGTTTTTCGGTTCCGGCTGTTTCCGCTGAAAAATCACTTGTGCTGTATTTTGTTCGTAACAGCCACACCGCTAAAGTTTTACCGTCGTTTAACGGTGTCATAAATCCTGTTGCAAATTCGGCAGGGTCGTCCTTTTCTGTTGATACATAAATCCCGTCCTCTGTTAATGTTTCATCTAACAACATTGCCTGTTCTGCCGGTGAAAACATTGTTCTTTGTGCCTTACCGTCATAGCCTGTACACTTTGACAATACGTCAGTGCAATCGTCACTGTCTACGTCTGTTGTTTGTGTTTTTGCAGTTAAATCAATATTCTGCACATTTAGCAAATGTTTAACTTCGTCGTATTCAACTTTAGGCTCACCGCCTGTCATTGCCGCACTTTTATCACTGATTATTTTTGCAATTCTTAATCCCTTTAAACCTGTTCTGATTTGCATAATTTTATACCTCCATTTTTAACGTTACATTTATCGGTTTGTGATATATATTTGTATCTGATTCGTACATATCGCTTTGCAGTTCTACCCTGCACATCAAAAAATCTGTTTCCAACGTTTCTTTTACTGCCTTTGATAGTTCAAACAAATTATTCTGTTTGCTCCAAATATCCAAACGCACGATAACAGTATTCATTATTGCGCTGTCATCAGCATATTCGGAATCGTTATTCAGCATTTCAAACATTGTTATTCGCGGAAACAAATTTTTGTCTTTATCCGGTGCTCTCGGATTGTTGTATATTGCGGCTATTTTTTTTGTTACCGCCGCAGATTTTTTCAATGACTGATATATCATTAACATTGTATCTTGCAACGCTATCCCTCCAATCTTGACTTGATTTCTTGCTCTAATGCCGCTTTCATTTTCGGTTCAACGACAGATTTAACTGCCGCCTCTGCTTTTTTCATAAACGGTCTTGCCACCATTTTGCTTGTACCGTTTTCAACATAAAATAAATACTGTGCAATGCTCCAATCCAACTTGGCACCGTCACCGTCAAACACTCCAACTAACTTATATCGTCCGCCGTAGCCGTCACGCGTTTTACTCGCCCGAACGTGATTTCGTGCGTGAAAACTGTCTTTTTCCTTTCGGTCATATGGAACGTGTGGTTTGAATGTGCTGACTGCCAACGGTGCGACTTCGTCCAACACTTTGTCGGCCACTTCGTTCATTGATACACCTAAATTTTCAATTTTAAGTACCAATGACGAAAACCCCTCATATTCAACACCGTATTTAGCCATTGTTGACCGCCTCCGCCGTTATGATTTGTATGTCGTGCGATTCGGATGCGTCGTTTATTGCACGGATATTATAATATGTCCCACCGTATTTTATATAGTGGTCCTCTGTCAGAATTTTTTTGTATCTGATTGTAAACGTCACCGTTCTTTCGGCATTTACCGCTGCCGCAGTAAAATACTCCGAACCCCTAACGTGTTTCACATTCGCCCAAACGGTACAGACGGGGACATATTTCTGTCCCTCGTCGCGTCCTGTTTCAGGATTGATACCGTCTGTTAATTCACAAATTTCAACACGTCTGTTTAATTGTCCGGCATTTATCATCAGCAACACCTCACAATAAATTCACGGAATGCAGTGCCAAAATCTGCGTAACTGTCGGATTTTCTTTGTCAGACTGCACTGTCATTTGTCGATTGTCGTACATATCACCGCACAACACCAACGCCGCAATCGTCAAATCCTCGTAGTTATCCATTTCTTCATCAGTTAAACCGGTGTACGATTTTATGTACTGAATGGACGCCGTATGAATAGTTGAAAATGTTTGTTCTTCGCCCTCATACTCCGCACGCAGATATTCGGCTATGTATTCATCTGTTAATTCGCTGATTTTCATATCTGCCACCTATTATGCAGCTTTCATTTTCAAACCTGCGATTTTTTGGCTTTCAACGATTTTACTGTCAAATTCAGTGTAACCGCATACACCGATTGCGTATTGTGTCGCATATTTTTCAAGTAGTACGTTGATTTCCATAGCGTTGGCTAATTTGACATACAAACCGGACATATCGCCGTATACAATAGTTGTTGTGCTTGCCGCGATTTTAGGTGCATTTTCTGAAACGTATACAGGCTTACCCAACAACTCCCAACCGAACTCTTTTGTAATATCGCGGTTTAGTAGGTAATTACCCTCGTTATCCTTTAACTTTCGGATTTGTGCCAGTGTTTCTTTGTTCATAATCCAGCACGCATTTTGTTGGAACTGCTGTGGCACTGTCATTTGAACGTCAATCAATTCATCAGCTATAATATCCTTTGCACTTGCTGATGTAACTAAATTCGTTGTTTCAAATACACCTTGATATTTATTTTTTTGACCGTTCAACAATCCCTTTTCAAGAAATTCTGCAATATTTTCAGCTACTTTATTGATTGTGAATGATACCAAATCAAAACCGCTCTGATTGATTAATGATTTAGAAATCAGTTTCAATACGCCGACAATATAGTTTTCAAGTGTTATTGTCGTGAATTTACCCGAACTTTCGGTCAATTCCTGCATATCTTCCACTAACGTAGCACCTGTATCAGTTGTATCGTCGTAAACAGGGAACGACAAATTACCGCCAACGTTGTATATTGTCGCCATACTGTAAATAGGTGATAATTCTTTCACTCTTTCGATGATACGGTCAGCGATTGTCGTTGGAATCAATGCTTTTCCGCTGTTTGCTGACGTGCTTAGCGCCCTTGTTTCACCTCTTAGGAACTTTTCAAATTTTGCCTCGTCCGCCGCACGTTGTTCCATATTCTCTTTTTTTGCTCCGCCAAATTCAGCACTTGACAAACTTCTTGCCTCATTTTGTGCTTTTAATGTTTTATCAATTCCGTCAATTTCTTTTTTGATTTCATCAAATCTTGATGTTTCATCATCTGTCAACGCTCTTGTTTCCTTTTCTGCGTCTTTGATGATGTTTTCCATTTCCTCAACCAGATTATTACGTTGTTCAATCAAATCCGGTAACGCTCTTGTTTCAAATTTTCTTGCAGCTTTTCTTTCAAAATCTCTAAATATTTGCTTTTTACTTTTCATTGTATTGTCCGCCTTTCATCTTTAAAAACTCAACTTCGTGTTTGTAACGTGAAATTAATGCACGTTTTTCTTCTTCGTCCTCGTCGTTCTTTTCTTTCTTCTCTTGCTTTGCTGTTTCTTTAACGACTTGACTTTCGTCCTCATAACTTCGTCTTTCAAATGCTTTTTCTTGGTCTGAACGTTGTTCAATGCTTGTTGCTATGTATGCCGGTGTAACACTTAGAATTGATACTTCGGACATATCAATGTCCTTCAAATATCGGTGTTGCATACCGTCGTCAGCGTCTTTCCATTCATCAGCACAACTATAGAAACCAAAACTCCAACCGCGTAACTCGCCTTTGTTGGCCTTTTCGATAACTTCGGGGTCTGCTACGTCACACGACGCAAACAATCCGATATTATCTTCACGCAGTTGTAATTCACCCGTTTCTGTCGAACCCAAAATTTTATCCGCTCTGTGATTAAAACGCAATTCAACGTTTGGATTTCGTCTTAATGACTTTGCGAATGTTTTCGGCTCTACCCGTTCTATGAACTTGCCGTGACTTGACGAAATCGGACGGCTGTCACGTCCGGTCGCACAAACATAGCCCTCAATATGAACGCTATTCGCTCGTATTTCCACTCTTATCACCTTTAACACCCCCTTTCATTTCCTCGACATCTACTGTCTGATTTGTGTTTGGTGTATATACTTGTCCCTTTTGCGGGTAGTATAAAACGTCGTTTAATCCCAATTTGACAAAATCCAAACCTAATGGCGGTAATCCTTCCATTTCTCGGACTTCATCTATTTGAATGAAATTGTTTTTAATACCTGTTTCATATGCGGCATATCTCTTTTGCATATCGCCTTTTAACAGTGTCTTGGTATCTATCGAAAATGACAACTTTCCGTATTCACTTTGCAGTAGCAAATCTTTATTCAGTGCCGTTTCAATGGCTTTGATAATCGGCAAAATTGCCGATTTGATACCGTTGTTATAGTTTTCATCACTGCACGTCCCGTTGATTATTTCAGGGGACAGGTTGAATAACTTTGCTATTTCAATCGCGTTTGCCTCTTTGTTTTCTTTCAACTGCATTTCCACACTTGACAATGACGCCTCTGTGAATTTTAAACCGTTGTTTAGCACCATTATGTTCTCTTCGTTGTTTCTGTAAAATCGTTGCCACGTTCTTTTTAATTTGGTTAATGCCGATTCCTCTAATCGTTTTTCCGATTGTAAAAAACCTTTTTTGCCGCCGGATTTGACAAGACTGTTTTCAAATTTTAACGTGTTGTATGCCACTGACAACATCTTATTGTTTTCTTCGATTATGCCTTTGCCTGTAGCTCCATTTTCACTGCGACGTGTCAGTTTTAAAAACTCCCAATCGCAGTATTTCTGACCGTTCACCATTATGTCATAATCTTTAAATATCGGGTCTGTTCCCTCGATTACGGAAACTTTTGACGATTTCACATAGTGCAGACTTTTAACGGCGTTTCGATTTCGGTTGATGAAAATATATCCCTCACCGTCTGTCAGAACATCAGATAACCACGCCGTTTTCATCTGAAATGCGTCTAATTTATCGCCTGTTTCACTGTTTAACAGATGAACTCTGAAATCATCTTCGACATTACCGCCGCCGTTAATATCTTTCAGAACTATCGGCAACATTGCTATTGTATTGGCTATGAAATTTACACAACTTGTCACGGTCGGAATGCTCATAGCCTCGTCTTTTGAAATCGTATCGCTTACACCTGCGATTAATTCAATGATGTTTGTACCGCTATCTTCCGCCGCACGTCTAAAAAATTTTCTTTTCCACATTTTTTCTTTCACTCCCCTATGCTGTTTGTATGCCCCAATCTAATCCGGTGTCGAAAATTTCGTGTTGTTGCATTATGTACACGGCTATGATTGTAGCGACAACCATATCAACCTTGCCCGCAGAACGTTTTTTATTGACGTACTTGTTTTTGTTCGTATCTTCTGTACATTTTGCATTTTGGTAATTGATTTCGTACAATTCGTTTGCCTTGTATAAAAATTGGTGGTTTAAAATACATTCCTTTAACAGTTTTGTCGGTGCGTGCAAAGTTCGTGAGTGTTGCTCTACTTCCGTCACGTTATAGCCGGCACGCTCCCATTTTTGTGCCGACGACATTGCATTGCGTCGGTCATATCCAATATCAATGATTTTGACGCCGTACTGTTCTTCAATCTTCATTACATATTCTTCAATAACCGCGTAATCGACAACTCTGTCACCGCACGCCACGCACTGCATTTGTTTTATAAAATGCCTGTAATCCACACGTTCCGTCGCACTTTTTTCGTCTGTCCGTGCCTCGGGTATAAATGCCAGTGGCTCGCAATAAACCACTCCGTCAACATATGCCACCATTACAACGGCACAGTTATCAGTTGTTTCCGCCAAATCGACACCAATATAAACGTCTAATCCGGTCCAATCAATCTCACTGTTCTCCAATCGACACGCCTTTACGTCTGCAACGTCAATATAGCTTTCAGTTCCTATTCCTTGATAAATTATGTTGCAGTGCTTTGTAACAAAATTTTCACGGCGGCTCGGCATTTGTATCGCACGTTCCCTGTTGTCTTTCAAATCTTTCATTATGCTTGGAATTTCTAATGCCAACGGATTGGACTGCTCCAGTATTCCGTCGTCCCTCATCCATTCATCTTCTTTGGTATTGTCCGGCTCATATAACAGTGCAAAAACTTTGTTGTCATTGATTACTCCGTCCAAAACGTTTTTTGCATACTGTACTTCGTCCTCGAATGGATTATCGAACGTCGGGTATTTGGTGCTAATAATACAGCCTAATTTATTCAGTATTGTCAGCTGTCCCGAACGCATCGCCTCAATCGCATACGGGTTTGGTAACGCTCCCACTTCGTCCGCCAAAAATGCGTTTGGCAGACGTCCGTCAAGTCTTGAATTTGAATAGTTCAACGGGATATATACATTCTCATTCAGCAGACATTTAATATCATCTCTACGAATTTTGAACCTGTCCATTAATGCAGGACTTGACAATATAATCTCTCGGATTGCCGTTTTCACTTCTCTTGACAATGTTCCGTCCGGTGCGACCGAATAGAACTTTGAAAATTTCGGTTCACAAAAAAACAGCAGTATGAAAATGACGCCGATAATAATTGTCTTACCGTTCTTTCGGCATATTTCCAATAATGCTGTTTCATATTTTCGTTTATTTTTATTTCCCCTGTATACCGTACACAATACCGCGATAATCAGAAAAAACTGAAAACCCGCAAGACTTTCGTATACAGTTTGATTTTTTGCCATTCCCGACGGCATAATCATTAATTTTAATAGTTTGTCTATCAGTTGAACTTTTTTCTTTGATATGCAAAACTCGTTGTCTTGCTCATCTGCAATTTGCAAAAATTCTTTGCATTGCAGTTTGACGTATTTCGGCGCGTTGATTTTTCCGTCGCAAACGTCTTGCGCATATCTATACGCTTTGTGTTCTCTATCCATCATATTCGTTCGCCTCTTTCAGTGCATTTAACAGCGGGTCCTCTTTGTTTTTGCTCGCCGTTAAATTTAAACTGCCTATCTTTGCTCGTGCCTGCGGTGACAGACACAATTCATTACAACAACGGTACAAATCTTTTGTGTATTTGTCCTTACTTGCCATAAAATCTTTATTAAAAATCAATGAAAAATCATCATTTATTTTGCGTTCTATATCCTGTAATCGGTCAACTGCAATAGAAAATTGAGTTAAAATATACACGTCCAAATTACTCAAAATTTCGCTCTCGTCCAATTCCTTTTTTATCTTTCGGAAAATCTTTTTTTGATTGTTTGATAAATACGTCGGAGGTCGGAGGTTATCAGCTTTCCCACGGATTTTTTCTTCGACTTCTTGACGTTGTTTTTCTTCCGATTTTGTGTTGTGTCGTGATTGTGTTTTTACCGATTTCGCCGGTCGTGCCATACCTCCCTCACCTCTCGTATTTTTTGAATTTCAATTTTAAAATTTCATTTTGGGAATTTTTTGTGTGCTTATACCCCTTGTTTCCTGT